TCAACGAAGTCCAGCGCCGAGGCCATCAGCGTTCCAAAGGAAGTGATCTGCGCCCTGCCTAATGGCTAATTCCGTCGCCCAATCAGCACCCTCGTTAACATCCATTCGTAAGCCTTCTGATATATGCTTCACCACTGAACCGTGGCGCATTGCATAGCCTTTCGCATCTGTGCCGGTATCTGATGGGTCATGTGCGGCAATAATTGCCCCTTTCCCCTTCCAGCCAAGCACCTTATGTGCATCGATAGCCGCTTCCAGCCATTCGCGTTTGGTGATAGCCCTCTCACTCGCACTGACGGGCTCACCTAACCAGATATGACGGTAAAGCGTTGGATTACGGTGTTTACATTCTTCCATTTCTAATCTGAGTACGTCAGGAAAATGCTGGTTATCAGTGTAATTGGCGGTCAGTAGGCAGATATCATCCGGGGGATTGACAACAAATCGCTGGTAAGTATCATCAAGAATATTTTTAGGATTGAAGTTCACCCATATTTCAGAATTGGGTTTTCGAATGGTCGGGATCAGAATATCCCAACTCTCTTTCGTCACAGCCTCGGCTTCCTCAACCCAGCAAATATCAATCCCTTCTAATGACTTAATCTTTGTTGGCTTGTTCTTGATGCCATAAAACATGAATTCAGCGTGAGTGCCTAGATGCCGAATCATGAAGAGCTGGATTTCAAATTCGGCACCATACCCTTCACGCTCAATCGTGTCTTCAAGTAATCGGATGACCGAGTCGCGAATACTGTTCTGCAACTCACGCGCGCAAAGTATACGAACCGTCTGGCGTCTTGCCGCCTCAATGAGCAACCGCGCTATCGCCCATTACTTACCGCTCCCTCGCCCACCTTTAGCGACCTTGTAGCGATGCGCTTCAATGAAAGGTTCAAAGACAGGGTTAATCATTGTCATGTCCCAAATAGTGTACTCATAGGGGATGTTTCAATTTTGATAGCCCCTCCCGCTTTACCCGTAAGAGCGGTTTCTTGTTTTTCTGCGTAGCCGTGATTAGATAACATTAACTTAACAATCGTTGGGTTAAATTCACCGGTAAGCCCTGTATTTATCAGACTATTTTCCTGGATAGTTTTTATGGACGCTAACGTGCCCGAAAAATCGCTATTTTCTTTGGCGTATTCCTGTGCGATAGACCGTCTTATCCCTAAATAACAGGCTAAACCTGCCACACTGGGCACAACATCCCCCACGGTTTTGTATTCCCCCATCAAATAGGCTGTGGCCTTTTCGAGGCTCACGGTTAACTTGCTTGGACGTCCAATTTTATTTTTACTCACCATCACTTAGTCTCTAGATTGACTGTAAATATCATCAGAGAAAAATTTCCCTGATGTTTCGCCCAGAACTTTTGGTTCTTTCTTCAAAAAATCATTGTGCTATAACTTGCGATACTTTTTACAGGGAAATGATAGTCCCTCTATTTGGGCTGCTTTTCATTTTTGCATATCATTTTTCTTTTCTTCAATTCGCCTTATCGCCGCTTTATCTTGGTTACACATCTCGAGAGCCAGCAGCAGTTGCTCATTGAGTATCAGGCTATCGACCCAGGTCATGTGTTACGATATCACCGGCAGAGCGCAATCATCGAGGAGCGTGGCGGGAATGGGTGCTGGAGGCACGGGAAGATATTTTATCGGCGTGTGCACGCAACCGGTTAACAGCGGCAGTAGGCACAGGCAGACGAGCACAGCGTTCAGGGGTAATTGCTTTTTGTATCTCAACAATTTGCGGCTGCGATTCGTGTATCGCCTGTTGGTGCGCATCCTGGGTGGCTCCCGCTATGGTGTTAACAATATCAACCGCCTGCGCATAGTGGGTAAACTGTGCTCGTGCTTCATCACGCTCGGCGATTAGTGATTGGTTGGCCAGTTTTAGGCGGACGTTTTCGACATATTGAAACCTGACCACGATGGAAAGTGCTGTTATCGTGGCAACTAATCCAGCTGTGAGAAGCAGTTTCCAATACATAACGTTAATCCGATAGACAAAGCTCACGCTCTATCGCCCGGCGATTAACCAGCCCTTTTGATACCTTGCCTTCGTCATATTGCCATCGCCGCTTTCAGGTCACGCTCCAGCAAAGCCTGACATTCCTCGTCTGTGTAGTGTTTACCCGGAATAATCGCTTTCCCGGTATGCCCGTAGCACACCGTTAACACGTCACCCCCATCTTTATAGGGTTTATGTCTTAAGCCTTCAAAATATGTTACCATCGTCGAGGCCAACAACACCGCACTACCGCCCATCGCCATCAGGATTTTTTTCAGTATCTTCATAATGCCGCGCTTTGAGTTTGTATTCCTTTTTGCGGTAGTACACGTTGATAAGAAATGTCCCGATTGTGCAGACAATACCGGTTACCGCCACCCATTGTTCAAGCGTAAAGAAACCTAAAACGGTCGTCATCAGACTTGAGAGATAGGCCGTCGGGGTTGCGTATTTTTCAGACATACTTAGTGACATTTATTGTGATTATTTCATTAGCAAGGATTAATAAATTTTAGAGTTTTCAAAAAAGATTTTCTATTGTGAAGAATGAAGCAGTAGCATCCATCATCCCCAAATTAAAAAATTGACGGTAAATTTCATCTAACGATGAGTAACAGAATGCTTGAATAACATGAACACTATTATCATTAAGAAGAGCCGAATAACTTGTAGCATTCATATCAAATATATCGATAACTTCCATACGTCCATTCAATGGCCGAAGCCCCTCAGGTAAACCCTTTATATACCTTGCTTTATCCTCGTTTAACATATGGATATCTCTAAGCGCTGGATTTCTAACAATTTCATTAGAGTTCTTGAATTTACCCCAATTATTCCCACGTATCTCACCATGACTGCCACTAACAATAACAATATTACGGTCATCGTTCGTGTTTTTCAGTAAAAATTCCAGTATTTCATCAGTACTGGTCCGATCTACCTTAGTATCAGAACCAAATTTAAGAGCGCCGTCAACATCAAATATTCTGTAGTGGGGTTTTAAACCTACGCCTTCCATTTCGGGAAAACGTATCTGTTCTCTAACAAAAAATGGATAATCAAGCTGAGTTACAGTAAAATTAGAGGCACTACCTGAAGAACCGCTTCTCAGTTTATTAACCTCTTTAGTATTTCTTAATCCAGCCTTACTCACAGAATTTGCTTTCGCAAAGCCAGCAGCCATTCCCGCTAACCACGTGGCGAGCGATACCCAGCCTAAAGTAGCTGAAGCCTCTGGATTGGAATCTTCCATTGCACCACTCACTATTCCGGTGATATCCGATGCAATACCCAACCCGCCAATAATCAATAATGACGCAGATGCAGAACTAATTGCCGCCATAACACCACCGGCTGCCGCAATAGAAGCGCCTGCCGTGAACACTGCGAAGCCAATCCCAATGATTCCTGCCACAATCCCCGTAATCGCCTGCCAACTGAGATGGCCTGACGGGTCGGTATGATTGATGGGGTCACCGGCACAGTAAGCATAATGGTTAATGCCGCCTGCACCGAATGGACTTAAGCTGTCCTGACAGTTAAAGCGCATTAACACCGGATTATAAGCTCGGTAGCCGTTGCCTAAATGATACGTACCACTGACAGGGTCAACCCGCTCACCATTAAAACCAGGCAGCCTATCGCTCGGTTTACCACTGCCGTAAGGTGACCAGACGTGGAGCTCACCTTCGGCAGAGGTCCCCGCCTCTTCAGACCATAGCAGGCTGTCGTTTTTGTCTCCCGCCGTTAGCGTCAATCCCTTATCGTCACTCACGCCCAAACAGGTTAGTTATTAATTTTTGAATAAACCATTCCAATTATGACCGGTTTTAACCAACCGGGTTGCTTTGTTTGTTGACGTGTTAACTTCATTGACCCATTCAGCCCCACGATAATAAAGTTCCCTGACGTCATTGTTGCCCGCGTGGCGCGTAATCAAACGGTTCAAGGCATCGTACCTGTAGGTCCCTGTGCGGTGGATTGTCTCATCACTTACGCCCGTTAGACGTCCCATCACGTCATAGGTCAGGGTTCGACCCGCTTCATCGCGGGTCATCCGGTCTTCAGCGTCATAGCTTAAGTTGATGGTCTTCGGATAGTTATCGTGCGTATTAGTTAGCGTTGTCAGCTGGGTCGTGTCGCTCGCGTTCTGATAACTATAGGTCGCCGTGGTGGTACTGCGGTCAACAAAGGTGGTCTTGACGGAAGTGAGGTTATTAAGGGCATCATAGCGGTACGTTTGCGCGCTCATCCGATGGCCATATGCATCCACCGTTAGGCTGTCTCCAGAGGCTGTGTAGCGAATCAGTCGGTTACGGTTGTCATAACCATACTGCTCTTCACGGCAGGTTAGGCAATTTTTCTGTGTCGTGCGTGCAGCGAGTAGACAGTTTTTCAGCCACGTTTGTGATAACATCAGTGTGGTACCGCGTTTGTCCGTGATGGTACGCGTGATTTCACGCCCAAAAATGTCATAGTTGAACGCAGTCGCTAAAGACGAGGTAGAAGCCTTATCACGCACTGGCTGGCTATTTAATCGACCCAATGCATCATAAGTTAGGTTAACCGTTAAGCTATCATCGGTAATGCGGGTGACGCGACCGTGTGCATCCATGCTGTACTGGGTTTGTTTACCAGTAATATCAGTATAGGAAACTGGAGCACCTTTTAGCGTATACTTATACTTTGCCTTGCGGTTCTGTGCATTATGTAAAAATGCCTCTTCCTTCAACTGGCCGGCCTTTGACCAGGTGTTTTCAAGCTTGGCGCTGGCTTCCTGAGCGTTCAGTAATTTTCCGGTTTGCTTGTCATAGTTGAATATTTGGCGAATACCCTCAGCCTTTATACTGCATATACTGCATATACTGCATATACTGCATATACTGCATATACTGCATATACTGCATATACTGCATATACTGCATATACTGCTAACGGCATTACCTAACTCTGGAATATAGGTGTATTTCACTGCTTTCCCCGATGGCAGGGTAATAGTTGAGGGCGTGGGCGAGACACCCTGATAGCGATAGGCAGTCTTGCGGCCTCCGCTGACACGTTGCGTGACCCTGCCTAGACTATCAAAGGTTTGCGTACCCAGGAACCAAGTCCGGGAACCCCCTTGGATATCCAAGCCGGTGACGCTAATGGAAGCCACTGCATTGCCGGTAAGGTGAGGGGCATACGTCCGGCTAACGACGGTACCGTCAGGCAATGCTTGGGTTAATACCCGACCATATTCATCATAGGTTCTTTGTGTAATCTGACCCAGCTCGTCCTGTTCTTCGAGTAACTGCCCTAGGCCATCCCACTGATAAGTGGATTCGCTATATTTTGCCCAGGTGAGGTCTTTGACGATTTTATTAAGCGGAAGCTGACTGATTTTATCTAACGTGCTGGTCACGCTAGCGCTAGTCAGCGCTGTGTTACACCGGTACTGCTTTGGCTGTAAACGGTCTGCGTGAGCGCAATTGGGTCTGTCTGTTGCAGCGATTTTTTACCGTCAGAGAACGAGACCGCTTTCTTTTCTCCCCATCCGCCATAGGTAATCTCGGAGGTTAACGGGTAAGCCGTCTGGCTTCCGGTTAACCAATCCTTGACGGTACCGGAGCTAACCTCACCTAACTGATTATGTTGACAGCTAAAGGTGGCATACCACCGCGCCGTCTCGGTATCAAAGGTGTCTTGACGGAGTGCACGTCCCGCACCGTCAAAAGACGTTTTATGTTTATTTCCCCACGCATCCGTTTCGATTGAATAAGGCCCTGCCGGATGAACCCGATATTCCCAGGTGCTGGTGTTGGTATACACTGAATCAGGACAGAGTGTCCGACGTATTATCCGTCCCAGTTTATCGTAAGCATAATGGGTTTCTATCCCTTGGGCAGAGGTTTCAGACAACACATTGCCTGTGCTGATGTGTCTAACGGTGGTGTTTGTTGCCGTTAGCCCGTCGTGGCCTGTGAACGCGTGATGCTCAGTGACAGCCTGCTCCGTCATGGTGTAAGTTAATAGCTGGCTATACGTAAACGTTTTTTCTTGACGGATATCGGGTGTTAAAGTGATAGTTTTGCGATGAAGACACCCATATATCGGGCGTGAATGCTTATCAGCATAATAGGTATTCTCCGTCAGGCTACGTTTATTTCCCGTGGTTTGCTTGACCGTTTTTTGCACCACAGCATAGCCGTTACCTGTTATTGTCTCTAATGCCGCTAACGGCTGCCACGTGTACTGGGTCATATTCTTCGGTTCACGACCGCTCTTTTGCAACGGGGTGAGCGATTGGCTTTTAACATACCGGGTAAAGCCATACGGGTCCGCCGGACAGTTACTGCCCTCTCCTTCGGCAGGGTAATAGGTGTACTCACTGATTGTCCCATCCGGCGCTTCCTGACGAACAGGATTGCCGAATTCATCAAATTGATAACGTGTCACCACCGCGCGAGAAGCGGTACCCCCTTTTTCGCCAGGTTCGGACCACGTCTCTTTTTTCGTCTTCGGCAAAGCATGCTGAGTCGGTTGGTCATCAAATTTAACCCCCGCTTTTGCGTAATACTGGGTCTCACTGAGATGAGTTTTGCCTTCCCGCACCGTTTTTTCAGACGCAAGCAGATGATAGGCGTTGTAGCGGCGGGTTACCTGACAAAGAATATGGCCGTCCGCATCCAACCGTTGCTCGGTAGAGCCGTACTGATAATCAGGCAGAAAGAAGTTCAACATCTGGTCTTTATCTGGCTGCCACAGATTAAAGCCCGCATCTTTCCCTAAATAGTTTTTTTGCGTATACGTCCAGTTGGTCACACTGGGCGGCTGTTCCCCACCCGGAATAACGGTGTGCCGATGGACACAGGGAAGGGGGGAAGGTTGGCAATCTCCGGGAATGCCATACTGTCAGCCGTTTGGGTATGGTAACTGACTGTTTCTGTTAGGCCGGTGGGCGAATGCACGGCGGTAATCGCCCGGTAACGGGCTTGGGACCCAATATCGTCGTAGTCAAAACCAGACCAATGCGGGGTCAACCGCATCACTGGTAACGCTTTTTAGCCTGTCGTTGATGAACTCAAAGATTATTTTGTAGCTGAGATCCACACTATCCGGCAAATGAGTGAAACGCGTGAAGTCTGAGTTTTTATCCGGGTAGACCACTGCGCAAAGAATATGACCATCGTCATCGGTCACTTGGGTCAAGCTGGCGGGAGAAAACTGCGAGTCCCAGCTGAGGTGTAGCCTTCGTCCTTCAGCGGAGGCAATCTGCGTCGGAACATAAATTTCACCGCTACGTAGCGATAAACGCTCTATTAGACCCGATTTGTGAATGACCTGATAGGTATTTTTATCCGCTTTTTTAAAGACAAAGGTTTTCAGCTTTTGCTGTTTTACCCTACCATTACTGTCAACGCGGTACTCCTCACCCGTAGACAGCAAGAGTTGGCCGGTATTGTTATCGTATTGCGATAAGTTCAACCGAAAACCAATACCAAATCCCGTCGGATTTGCCGTTGATAAGGGCGAGTACATCAGGGTAAGCGAGAGTGCAGGGCCCGTCAGCCCATTCGCATGAATATTGGCCAAAGGAAGCCGCAGATTAAACAATCCAGTCCGTGGGTCGACGCTGCCCTGAACGGCGCTGATAAAATTACCGGCGCTGGTATAGTGTGAAGATGAGCTCATAATGATTTTGGTTTCCTAAGCAGGATGAGCAGGATTTACGCAGAGAGGGGTTGTATGCAAAAATAGGTTTTATTACTTTAACAGCATCATGTTAATTTAAAAAATCAGCATTGTGATTTTTGATAGCATGACATTATTATTACGCGTAAATTATGATGAGGTTATATCATAACCGACTAATGGGCTACATGACTCAATGCTGAAAAGAAATAAAGAACATTTATCGGCTATGACGTTACTGTTATTTATCGCTTCACTAGACGATGCCGGGGATATCAAAGTGATCCGTATCGTTAAATGTCAGGGTAATCGTTCCCTCATTGCCGTAAAAGTCAGTCACTCTAACCTCTGGGTGGTAAATGAGATTATGCCAGAAGAGTGGAGAGCAGTTAGCGGAAGGCATCGTAAATTTATATAACAAATAACTAGTGCTTTCTAACATTACACTGCCGCCAATGTTAATCTGATTTTTTGCATTATACCAAAGATTAATTTGATAATCATTAAAATTCTCTCCGCGACCTATTACAGCGCAAGGATAATGCGGCCCTTGAATAATATTGAAGCAACTTACATTCTCATCTGGCACAAATGTATGCTCAGCCCAAACAAAGTAACTATTACTTACATCATAGTTCGTAACTGTGGTATAAATTATTTTGTGTTTTTTGAATTGCCCACCCATCGCAGGATGAATTTCAACAAATTTTCTTTTGCAGGTGCCATCATGGTGCTCTTTAAAAATTGGTTTCCCGAAACGTGAGGCCCAAGGTACGCTATTATTAATGTCCTCAAAACTTCCCTCGGTAATACGTATGTTATTGCGGTTGCTATAATTAATTTTCGGGTGCGAAATTATAGTTAAATACATTTTTTCAGCGCCAGAGGGAATATCTGCAGTAGTAAAGTGTTTTCCGTTATCCGTATCGACACTGACGGCGATACGTTTTGTGTTTATACCATCGGTGTAAACATACAGAATAATAATGGCCGTGCCATCTTCTCCAGTCGTTAGTCTCTTACTACGGTGTGAGCCTGGCTGAAGCTCTACACTGTACTCATTTTCCACCTCCGTAAAACACCAACCACTGTTACCTTTACTACTGAGTTTTTTATCAGATTCAGCAAAACATAAATTCAATATAGAAATCCACGTCTCGTTAGAAAATTTAAGCGGGTTCCCGTCTTTATTGACCGCTTTGGCTGTAATTTCAATGGGCAGCTGATTTCTCCCGTTGGCATATATGCTAGGTGATAGATTTCCAGAAACAGCTTGTATTTTTAGTGTACTAAGGATATCGATGTCATTTGGATTATCATATTGCGTTATTTCATCAGTCATTTTTATTTACCAACAATAGGTGTATCAAAAGTAAAATATAGTTTTTTTGAAAAGTATTACTGCGCCGTACACATGTATCAGCGTGGTAATTTCAATATTAATTTATGTTTTCAGATTTGAATTTTATTAAACGGATATTTCTATGAAGTGGACTTCGGGGTAGCAAAACTGCTGAATCCTTTATGCCTTGCGATGGAACTGTTAGCGCACTACCTTGATTTATTCAATCAAGCTAAATCAACCACTCATAGCACATTAACAAACTTTTTGCGGACCGCACTAATCCTTTTTTCACTTTTTTGTGGCGAATAAATTTTAACCTCCTGGTCCATGTCTAATCGCACGGCGAGCAGCGATAAACAACCGTCAATAAAGCCTTCTGCAATCAGTAATTTTGCCCGTATCAGCCTCTCATCCACTCGACGTCGGCGAGCGATGGCCCGCTTCGAATAGCCCTTGACGTAATACGCAATAATTAAACTTAGTTCTTCAGGCTGGCGTACTTTTTGCAATTGCGAAACGCAATTATCGATAATAAGACCATCCTTATCTGAGCACGAAGGGCGCATAGACGGGCGTAATGGGAGCAATCCCTTAAAACCGGCAGCTATCGGCGACCAGTCTATCCCGGTGTTGTTATCACGGGCCCATGTTCCCCATCGCTCTAACACTTGTTGAATATCTCTGCGCATCGTATTTTACCCTCAGTCTTACTCTACTTGCTTTATTCGAAATATTTTAGGTGGTGAATTTGTCAGTTCACTGGTAGTAGCAACCAGCATGCCGATTACCCGCACGGCCGTCGTCCCAATGGAGAAGTATTTTCTCTATGTCTCTGCTCATGTTATTTTCGCTCCTGTTGTGAACGGGAATATTTTTACCGTTCGTAGGCGTAACAACCTGCAACGAAATGTAACAACCTAAACCCGTTAGGTTGTTACACCATTTATTTTATTAATATCAATGGGTTAAATTTAGTGTAACAACCCAGTGCTTATACGTTGTTGCAGGTTGTTACGCCTTTCCCAAACCCGACAAACTTTTCCATCAACACGACGCAGAACTTGTTTAAAATTGCAATTTTGCAAAACATTACCAATGCGCATTTGTTCACGTCGCGATATATTTTTCGGTTCCAGGTTCAGAGCTGCACGCAAAATATCCGCTGACCGTAAAAATTGCCGTGACCGTGGTTTTTGTCAGGTCATTAAATCCGGTTCATCTAACCAACGCTCGATAATTTCCTGCCACGCATCTTTGATGAAATATTTTTCATGCACCTGATTAGCTAGTTGCTCTGCTTCTTTAAATTGAATCCATTTTTTGGTAAATAGCTCTCGTGCTTCCGCCCAAAACTGAATCACATCCTTTTTGATACCTTCTAAATCCATTTTCCCAACTTCAATCGGCAACCAACGCCGATTACCGGTTTTGTCGCCTAAAAATTCGTCTTCATTTGTCGTACCAATACTAAATGAGCGTCTGGGAAATTGTGTGGCGAATTCTTTAAACTTGGGGATCCACTTTTCATGTGTACGCGTGACAAAGGCTTTGATGGATTCCAGTTCTCTCTATGCGCTAGGGGCGTTACATCAGTTTGACCTTGTTTATGATTTTAAAACAGTTCATCTTTTTATTCATCAGCCAAGACTTAACCATCTGTCCGAGTGGGCGCTATCGGTTGAGGAGTTAAAAGACTTTGGTGACCTGGCTAGATTGAGAGTGCAAAAAGCCATTGAGATGGCAACCCTTGCCGAGCGCAACGGGCTTGATGCGCTACCAGATAATGCCTTTTCACCAGGCATCAAGCAATGCCAGTTCTGCAAAGCAAAAGGCGGATTGTGTTTTGCCCAGGCGCAGTTTGTCCATAATGAAGTCAGAGGCGATTTTGTCGATCTAATCCAACCTCTAGCACCCCAACTGAGTGATGCCCCAAAACACATTACGCTACTAACGACTGCGCAAATGGCAAAACTCTACCAGCATGTCGATTTGATAGAGAGTTTTTGTAAAGCCCTGCGAAATCTGGTCGCCGAGGCATTACATATTGGGCAATCGGTACCTGGCTTTAAACTGGTTGCTGGCAAACAAGATAATCGCACTTGGTGTGATGAGCATGAAGCCGAAGTGCTGTTAAAAAATGCCAAACTTAAACAGGAGCAAATCTACCACAAGAAAATTATCAGCCCAAGACAGGCTGAAAAACTGCTTAAAAAAGACAAACCGAGTCGCTGGGCAAAACTGGAAGCGCTTATTGCGCGAGCAGACGGTAAACCCGTTATCGCACAGGAATCTGACCCAAGACCTTCCATGATTACTAACCCCTTAAACGACTTTGACGATGTGACCGAAGCGGCACTCGTTGATAAATCCATTTAATCAAAAGGTAACTTTATGAAAATCAAATTAAAGAATGTACGTCTGGCTTTTCCTGATTTATTTGAACCTTCTCAGTTTAGTGGTCAGAGCGAATACAAATACCGTGCCACTTTCCTTATCGCCAAAAGTCGTACTGATTTGATTGAAGAAATCAAAGCCGGTATCAAACACGTGATTGGCGAAAAATGGGGCAACAAGGATATCGAAAAAATCTATAACAGCATTTGCAATAATCCTAACCGTTTTTGCTTACGCGATGGCGACAATAAAGAATACGACGGCTATGCCGGAAACCTGTATATCAGCGCCAACAATAAATCCCGCCCATTAGTTATTGACCGTAACACCTCCCTGTTAACCGCACAGGATGGTCGTCCCTACTCTGGCTGCTACGTGAACGCCACCGTTGAATTTTACGCTTATGACAATAACGGTAAAGGCGTTTCAGCATCATTAAGAGGCGTTCAGTTTTTCCGTGATGGTGATGCGTTTGCAGGCGGAAGTGTGGCCTCTGTTGAAGAGTTTGACGACCTTAGCATGGCTGAGGAAGAAGAGCTATTGGCAAGTTAAACACCAGGGAACTACCGCGGCCTGAGGTAGTGGAACAATCAGGCATCTATTAAAAATATGAGTAATTTTTACTCAATTTATCTTAAGGAAAATTTGATATGTAAAGTGTAAATAACCCGAGGAGTCTAAAAAATGAAATTAGATAATATGAGTGAAACCATTGCACTTACTAATCCAAGTAACAACCACCATTATCTACTTAAACTGGAACAACCCGTTTACGCCGATGAAGAAACCAAAACATTAATCAATATGGTTCAGCTACTGGCAGAAGAAAACAAATACCTGAGAAAAGAGAATAGGCGATTGGCAAAAAGCCATCGGTAAAATGGTGTGCTATTCAGGGTTCGAACCTGCGACCGATGGATTAAGAGTCTACTGCTCTACCCACTGAGCTAATAACTTAATGGTAATTATAGTGCAGGCATCAAGAAAGCTTTAACCACCAGAGAAAGGATACCTAAAATACCAGCACCTAACATCCAGCGTATTAATTTTTGTTCAGCACGAATGCCTGACATCTCAAGTTGTAGGTCTTTGCGGGTTATCTCCATATCTTTACGGACATTGGTTATTTCAGCCGATAAGTCTTTACGAACTTCTATTATTTGGGCAGTTAAATCTTTACGTACATCTTCTAAATCACGTTTAGTCGCAATATCCGCAACCTCATGTGATTTTCGCACAACGAGTGAGATAGCCCTAGCTTGTTCTCTGGAAATGCCAGCATCTTCAAGCGCTTCTGAGGCTTGTAATGTATCAAATGAAACCTGAGTCATAGGGAATCCTCCTTTTTTGGTAAGTATAACGGGTTTAGGCTGCAATATGCAAAATCTTTCATCAATTTAACTATTGAGGATACCTTTATGTCAAATTTAATAAATGTGCCAAATGTCACGCTTTCCAACAACGAAACGGTTGACTCGCAACAATTACTGCTAATGGTCAACGAAACACGAAAAGAACATGGCGAACCACCAATTAGAAACAACAAATTTATTGCAAAGGTCAAAGATGAACTTGAAGGAGAGACCTACACAAAAAGTGTAGGTCAAAAAAACGGCGCTGATATTGAAATTATCGAAATGACGCTTAAGCAAGCGCTCCGCGTTGCCGCGCGTGAATCGAAAGCCGTTCGCCGTTCACTGATTGATAAACTGGAGCAGCAAAGTAAACCACAAAGCGCCAATGAAATTATTGCAGCAATGGCATTGGCTAACGTTGCACAGGAACGCCGTTTAAAAAGTATCGATCAGGTTGTACAGGTGTCGGAAGAAATCGAGCATATCAAACAAGGCACAATACCCGAGGGTTTCCAAGGCTATAGCTATCTTAAAACAAAATATGGCTTGAGCGATGCAAAATGTCGCCAGTTAGTGATGGCGTGGAATGTGCCTTATAAAAAAGTGCCCCATGTTTCACCAGGCGGACAGATTACCCAGATGTCGGTAGTTGAGGAAGAAGCATTTAAATACGCTTTGGCCAAGGCGCTGCTTGAGTCTGAGAAACGCGGCAGTCAGTGGTATCACTCTAAAATGGGGCGTTTTTCCGTAACCGCCTGATAAGGATGGATTCTGCAAAATTTACTATTTTGCGATTTAGAAACCTACAGCGATATACCGATTAATTGTGGCACGCATCGCTATGCTGAAAATGCAGAAATATTACTTTTTGCCTATGCTTATAATCATGAAACCGTAAAGGTGTGGGATGTGACGCAAGATAAAACGATGCCAAAGGATTTAAAAGCCTATCTTGATGACTCTGCGATTTTAACTGTCTGGCATAATGGGGGGGTGTTTGATACGGTAATTTTAAGCAAAGTGTTAAATATTGACTTACCGTTATCCCGTGTTCACGACACGCTTGTGCAAGCCCTGGCACATGGCCTAACCGGTGCGCTTGGTTCGCTTTGCGATATCTTCAACGTCAATAGCGATAAAGCCAAAGACAAATAAGGTAAAGCACTTATCTCTTTATTTTGCAAACCGCGCCCTAAAAACAGCAAAATACAACACGCCACGGCGTTAACACATTTCGAAGAATGGCAACGGTTTAAAACTTACGCAGGTTCAGATATTTTAGCCATGCGCGAGATTTATCAACATTTACCGCGTTGGAATATGAATTTTAATGAAACAACGTTGTGGCAGTTAGACCAAAAGATTAATCGCCGTGGGATGTGTATGGACGTTGAGTTGGCCAAAAGCGCCCTAACCACCGTTGAAAACGGGCAAAAACGGTTATCAACCGACACTCAACAATTAACGGATAACGCTGTACAGACCGCAACACAACGCGACGCTTTGCTACAACATATCGTTTCGGCATTTGGCATCACATTACCGGATATGCAAGCCAGCACGCTACAGCGCCGCATTAATGACCCTGATATTCCACCGGCTTTGCGCGAACTGCTGTCAGTCCGTCTCCAGTCGTGCACAACCAGCACCAGGAAATACAAAGCTCTGCTAAAATCGGTAAGCGCAGATGGACGACTTCGAGGAACCAAGCAATTTTGTGGCGTCTCACGCACTGGACGCTGGGCGGGGCGGATTTTTCAACCGGATAATCGCCAACGACCCACGCTTAACCAAAAGACCCTTGATAACGGCATTGAAGCCTTAAAAGCCGGTTGCGCCGAACTCATTTGTGGTGACATTATGCAACTGACCAGTTCTGCGCTAAGAGGATGTATTATTGCCCCGCAGGGTAAGAAGCTGGTTATTTCTGACCTGTCAAACATTGAAGGATGCATGTTAGCATGGCTGGTGGGGGAAAACTGGAAAGTCAACGCTTTTAGCGAATTTGATAACGGCAAAGGCAATGACCTCTATAAACTCGCCTACGCGCTCGCATTTAATTTTTTACCTGAGAACGTCACTAAATCTCAACGACAAATCGGTAAGGTGATGGAGTGAGGCTTAGGCTATAGCGGTGGGGTTGCGGCATTCCTAACGTTCGCCCTCGCCTACGGTCTGGATTTAGATGAATGGAGGAAGCCTCATTACCTAATATACCGCCTGGCGTTAAGCGAGAGGCGATGCGCTGGTATCAAAAATCCGTTGAAACGGATAAAGCTTATGGCCTCAGCAAAAAAGTCTTTGTTACCTGCGATGCCCTTAAGCGCATGTGGCGCAATGCCCATCCGCAAACCGTATCATTCTGGTACGACATTGAAGAGGCAGTAAAACAGGCCATTCATTCACCAGGGATAGTGTTTAAGTGCCGTAAACTTAGCGTTCGTTGCGATAAAGGCTGGCTCAGGATTTGTTTACCTTCAGGGCGTAGTATTTGCTACCCTTCTGCGCGAACAGAGAATTGGACAAATCACCTACATGGGAACTAACCCCTATAGCCGTAAATGGGAAAGGCTAAACACCTACGGGGGCAAAATTATTGAAAATATATGTCAGAGCACTGCACGGGATGTATTGGCCTATAACATGCCAACTATTGAAAAGGCAGGTTATGAGATTGTCTTAACCGTCCATGATGAAATTATCAGCGAAGCGCCCGATACCCCAGAATTTTCCGCCGAGGGATTAAGTAAATTGTTAAGTTTTAATCCGGATTGGGCTTTTGATTTACCGCTTAGTGCTAATGGCTTTGAGACTTATCGCTATCGCAAGGAATAAAATAACACACAGGATAAAATAAACACCATGGCCTTTAGAAAAAACGACAGCCCACTTTATTTTAAGGCGGCACAAGATGCGGTACACCTTGAGCAGTCAGGCCAATACCATGACGCCGCACGCGCATGGTCACAGGCAAACCGACTGGCGCGTAATCTCAATAACCGTATCTGGAGTGAGAACCGCGCCGATTTTTGCCTTATGCAAATTAAAAGGATGTATTCATGCGGTTAATCAGGGAAGACAGCATCGAAAAACATTTGGTAAGTGAAGTGCGAAAAATCGGTGGGATTGCCTATAAATTTGTTTCACCCGGGCGACGAGGCGTACCTGACCGATTAGTCGCACTGCCCAATGGCAACATTATTTTTGTGGAATGCAAAGCACCAGGCGAAAAGCCCACTCCCTACCAGTTACGCGAACACGCACGGCTTTTTGCCCTAGGCCATCAGGTAATCGTACTGGATAGTCAAGATCTAAGCAGCATCTTACCACCTTATGAGTTGTAGGGTGCCTTTTAACCCGTTTTATAATTAAAGTTACGATCGTTGCCGCTGCACCAACGATAGTTAACATGACACCGCTTAGTTTTATTAAAAGACTATTAATTAACGCTTCAACATCTTTGCGAACTAGTGTTATTTCAGAAGATAAGTCTTTACGTACATCTTCTAAATCTCTTTTGGTCGCTACGTCAGCAACCTCATGTGACTTACGTACAGCAATAGAAATTGCTTTTGCCTGCTCTTTTGGCAAGCCTGCATTCTCTAATGTTTCAACAAATTCTTGTGTATCAAATGCAACCTGACCCATACGAAAAATCCTCCCGTGTTTAGGTAAAAATAACGGGGTTGAGGGTGCAATCTGCAAAATCTTTCACGTTAATACCTTTATTTGTTTAATTACGGAGAAATATTTTTATGTCAAAATTAGTTGTTATTGAAAATACCGTTGTACGCCAAGACGCTTTCGGGCGTTATTGTCTGAATGCTTTGCACCGGGCAGCAGTTGCTCAGGGTAAAGCAACAGAATCGCAACGGCCTTCTGTGTTTCTCAGAAGCAAGGGTATCAGCGCTTTTGTACAAAAAGTAATCGAAGCATCTCGGAGTGCTTCGGTCAATATCATCAAAGGTGGCCTTGAATATGGCAGCTGGGCAGTTGAAATTATCGCCATCCGCTATGCAGCATGGATAGACCCCTATTTTGAAGTTCAGGTCTACGAGCGGTTTAGGGATTCGGTAAAAAGCAATAACAGCATACTTGTCGAAAAAGTACAAGCTGGATTAGCAATGCTGGCATTCTGCAAACAAGAATTGCGTATCGCACCTTCTGGTATGCTTGGTGGAATGAAAAAGCTACAGTCATCGCTTGGTATGCCGGATATATTGCCAGCTTACGCTGTTGATGCACCAGGAGGGAGTTTAACAGGTTCAAGTGAAGTGACGCACTCTTTTACGGAACTTTTACAACTACATGGCAAACCTTACAGCCTACCATCTGGCTTTAAGCGTCTACAATTATTAGGTATTGTTGAGCGTAAATCACGTCCAAGTAGCAAACATCCTGATAAGGAAAAATTATTCTGGTCACTGACGGAAAAAGGATTACAGTTTGGAAAAAACCTAACCGATCCAAACCATCCCTGTCAGACTCAGCCCCATTTTTATGACAGCCAGTTCCCTAGGTTATTAGGTGTCATGATAAACGGGATTGCGGCAGCATAATAAAATATTGACCTTTAAAATCACTATTGACGAAAGAAGAAATCATGCGCTATAGTTTATCCGCATCTGCAAAATCAGATGTTGGGATTGACCTACTACTGTAACTACAAAGGCGCATAGCACGCCGAAAGCGTGTTTTTTTTATACGTCAGTCCTCCATATTAAGAATCAATGGTGGGCTGGATGGGGGAGCCGAAAGGCTCGCCGGGATCCTTTGTAGCCGGTAAGGTCAACCTCGTCCAGTTCGCCACCCAAGATTGACCTCAAAGGTGGTGATTGTCCTAAACCTACAAAGGAAATCATTACTATGAATACTCTAGTTTTCCGAAATACCGTTCTTGAAAATATTTCCCATAACGGGCAAATATGGTTTACTTCTGCTGAAATTGCTAAAGCACTGGAATATACAGAAACAGATGCGGTAACAAAAATTTTGAATCGCAATAAAGATGAGTTTTCGGAATGTATGACAACGACGGTCAATTTTGGCGTCGTTAGAAAAACGGGAAAGGTAAGAATGCCAGTTCGTATTTTCTCCCTACGTGGCGCTCATCTTGTTGCCATGTTTGCTCGTACGCCAGTAGCAAAAGAGATTAGAAAATGGGTGCTGGATATCCTCGATAAGCAAGTTGTTAATCATAATCCTCATTATCAACCACAACCACAACCAAAAGCCGTAGAGCGTTTTAGCCATTCAGACACTCGTAACCTAACGCATTTAGTTTGGTGTATGAAAAATGGCTTCCGGTTTGAGCGTTCATGGAGTAATGCGGTGTGGCTGGCACTACGCGAAGTAACTGGCACACCATCCCCTGAACGTTTTCAGGTAGCGCATATCACCTTAATGGCTGACGAATGTCGTCGTATTTACTATATCACTGAGTCACTACGCCAGATTATCAATGACGCAGAAAAGCATACGATCAAACGACTTTTACGTAAGCGTGAGAATATCGATACCGTGTTAGCGGAGATCAAACAGCTTTTTGAACAATTTCACCATCAACAAATCGGGCTAATCACCGCACGCACTGACCACTGGTACGAAAGTGAGTTAACCCATTTCATAAAACGTCACTAATTAATCTTAACGCCCCTTTTTATAGGGGCAATTTTTCATCAATTTAACTATTGAGGTATATCCTTATGTCAAATTTAATCAACATCGAAACAAAAAACATCAACGGCGCATTAATCCAGACGGTAAATGCCCGTGATCTACATCAATTTCTACAAGTTGGTGGCTTTGTTGAATAA